AATGGGCTGACCCTTTCCGCTCATGCCCACCGACCCCTACCGACCCATGCGAAACGTATTGCGTCACGTTATTCGCTCAGTATCAACACGTTGCAAGGCTTACCTAAAGTAACACTTGAAATAAAATTGTGTCCTCAAAGACACAAAGAAGAGGGGGTCAACCCCCCGCCCCTTGTTCCGCTGTTTAAACATTCACCTCAATTCCAACATTCAACGCCCCCATTAATCAACCATTTCAGCCACAATTGAACCGGAAATAAAAAAAAGTTGGTGGAAAATTTGTTTATGTGAAAGTATTGTACGAATATTGTGAAATAATTAATCACTCACTAAACGAAAAATGAACATTATGAGCACAAATTTACTTTCAATCGAGCGTTCTTTCTTAGCCCTTGCCGAAGTTAAGCAGGCTTTGAACTTGCAAGCCATCAACACCTTGAGAAGGGCGGATTCAAACGCTCAGAAGAAAAAATTCGAGAACAGTCTACAATTGGCTAAGGCTGTCAAGCAGTCATTCAATTGGTTTAGTTCCGAAGAGGGCAAGGCTAAATGTAACGAAGAGGGTATCAGTTGGAGCAATGAAGAGTTCTTTCAGAAAGTTTTTGGGTGGCAAAAGTCATTCAGCTACAAACTTTTGAAGGTGGGCAAGTTGGATGATGCCATCGTTGAGAAGTTCAATGAGAAGTGCGTTGAAGTTGAGGCAAGGGGCGAAGAGGCAGTTAGGTCGATTGAAAACTTATTGAAGTTTGCAAAGCAGGTGGAACAAGGCAATGAAGGTGGAGAAGGTGAAGAGGGTGGCGAAGGCGAAGGTGCGGAGGTGGAAACACGCTCAGCCACAATTTTCACCTTGGCTTTCAAGCACCCCGATGGCAATATTTCAGTGCGGATTAATGAAGCCGGTGAAATTAAGACCACCAACAGCAGGGACGAAATTCAATCAGCCATCAACTTTTTAATTGATGCCATGAATACAGCCCAATAGGGCAAAGGGCGTGTCTTCAAGGACACGCTCCCGTCCATGAGTGTTCGCTCATGCTGATGAGCCCAAAAGGGCGAAACGGAAAACCATTAAACCATTTTTTTATGCAAGTTCAAGGAATTCAGTACACGTTAACGGGAAATTCAGCAAGGGGGTCAGTGACCCGTTACCATGGTAAGCCAGACCCCATTAACCTTAGCAGGGGAGCGAAAAACTGCGATATTGCAGGGTTAAAAAAGGCTCAAAGGGGCAATTTCATTGAATCTTTGGGCGATTTTCGTTCAAAGTTCACAATTGGCTTCGAAGTCGAAAAAAATTCCCTTCATCGTGGTGCGGTGAAGGAGTATGAATTGTTTTGCGGATTCGAAACGGATGGCTCATGCGGATATGAGGCTGTGACCCATATCCTCCCCCTTGTCCCTGCATCCACATGGAGGACAAAGGTATTCGACATGATGCATAAAGCGGAGCGCATCATTGATGACAGATTCAGCCCTTCAGATAAGAGGTGCGGGGGTCATATCACCATCGCAGTTGAGGGATTCAGCGGGGATGACATTCGCAGGATGGTTAGGGTGAATTGTGGCATCCTTTACGCCTTGTTCCGCAAGAGGTTGAACAACAGCTATTGTGGGCACAACAAAACCATGTTGGGATATAATGAGGGCAACCATGTAGGTGGTAGCCACCATAAGTACCAAGTGGCATTGGTGAAGGGCAATTGCCTTGAGTTCCGCTTACCTTCAAAATTCGAGAGCGTTAAGCAAATGATTCGCAGGTATGAATTGATGCATGAGTTGGTTGATTTCAGCGTGAACAAGCCGAACGGGTCACATGAGGCTTTCCTCAAAACCATTCGCCCCATCATCAAATCCATGTACAATGGGGACGATGCCAAGACGGATGAGATTCTCGAATTGGCTCGAAAGTTCCGAAAGTTCATCATCGAGGGTACTGCTGAGGTTGAGATTCGCCAATACCTTTAGAGTGCGAAGGGGGGTGTCGGGTGCGAGTGTCTTCGAAGACACGAGTTCCCCCCACCTCCCCCCGTCTCAGCGTGTGTACGCTGACTGATGAGTCCCAAAGGACGAAACGGAAACAGCCACGCTCTGCGTGACTGCCACCCTCAGAAACCATCAAAACCATTAAACATGAAACGCTCAGAACCGAACACAGCCTTGCTCTTGACCATCATTGCCTTTCTTCTCTTCTTAGGTTTAACCATTAAATTTTAATCACATGACACAGACTTACTATTTCGATTGGAGCCTTACAATGCAAATGTTCTTAGATTCAAAGGGCATCCCCTCAGACACGAGCGATGCTGATGTCACCTGCATCCAAGTTGATGGATATGATGCCACAAATTTTGTCAACCTCATCCTTGAGTACGCTGAGTGGCTTAAAGAAGCCAAGCATGACATGAGCATCAACCCCGATGCTGATGGGTCGAAGTATCACAAAGGTTAACTGATGATGGGTTGAATACCCGAAACGGGCATGAGCAAAGCGAATAACCCTCATGCCCTTCTTAACCAATTAAAACCAATCACATGAAACGAATCACGCCTCAAATCAAAGCCATTGCTGATGCCCATATCCAAGCCAAAATAACGGGCAAATGGGACAACCCTAACGCCAATACCAAAGGAGAGGTTCTAAGCCTTCTGAGGGATGGGAAGACCTTCTCAGAGGTACTTAGGCAGATTGAAATTAGGTACGTATCAATCACCTCAAACCTCATGAGCAGTCAATTGGGGTTCACCTCCGAAGCCTACAAGAAGGGCGTTTACAAGGGGTTCAAAGTTATCTTAGGTTAACTGATGAGCCCTCAATGGGCGAAACGGGAGCGAGGAACGAGTTCCCCTCCCTTCTTAACCAATTAAAATTTAGCACATGAAAAAGTACAAGTTTCCGAAAATTAAGGTCAAGGTCAGCGTTACCAAGGGTGACAAGGTGACTATCACGAGCCCCGAAAAGATGGTTGAAGTAATGCGTTCAATCTTCGATGCTGACACAATTTTATGGACAGAGGAGGTCATCATGGTGTGCCTTAACAGAGCCAATGACGTGGTTGGTTACTACAAAGTCAGTTCGGGTGGGTTTAGCGGTACAGTTTTAGACCCAAGGGTGGTAATGACCATTGCATTGAACAACGCCTCTTCTTCAATAATCCTTGCCCACAACCATCCAAGTGGCAATCTCAAGCCTTCAGAGGGTGACAAGTCAATCACTGAGAAGGTTAAGAATGCGTGTGCATTCTTTGACATGAAGTTGCTTGACCATCTCATCATCACAGATGAAAGCTATTTCTCATTTAATGAGGGTGGATTAATTTAATTTGGATATATCATACTATTGTACTAACTTTGAACTAAAATTGAACAACATGACAAAATCACTTGCCTTGCTTTGCATTATTTCCGCTTTGCCTTCTTACTTTGCCCTCTTCCTTGAGAATACGGGTGCGACAATTGTTCTATGTATTGGTACTATTCTCGGCATGATAGTGTCGGGGGTTGCTGATGAAAGTGAGATACCATTGGAGAGGGTGAAGTTGGTATGGCTCATTCACATCATTGGCATCATGGTGGTGGTGTTCGTGAAGAACGTAATCCAATAATCGTTAATTTAGGGATGGTGGGGTTTCCCCACCTCCCTGCTGTATCAAGGTAGTTGCCTTGACTGATGATTCTAACAAGATGAAACAGCAAACCATCAAAACCAATCACATGACAGAAGAAGAGCGCATCAAAGTTGTGCAGGGGGTCATTGACCGACTGCTTTACCTCAATGATTCAGACAGACAAGAGTTCCTCAAGTACGTTGACGCTTTGTTTTCAATGTACAAGCATGACAGACATACCAAGTGGGGTGTCGAAGTATTCACCAATCAAAACCAAGACCATGAGAACAGAGAAGATTCTTTGTAGGGGTTGCGACCAATCCCATGAGATGAATGAAGAAAAGTGGGTGGAACAACGCTACGATGCGTACGGATATAGTACGGGTTATTGGTGTGAAACGTGCTACGAGGGGGACAAGTACCCATACAGAAGAGACAGATACTATGACTACCTTGATGCAGGTGAGTACTTAGACGATGACTATTAAACCAAACAGCATGAAAAATTTTAAAGTGACAGACAAGAAGGTGGATTCAATCTTTGTGTGGCATATTGTAACGCCATTTGCAGAGATGTTATTCATGAACGCTCCCATTATCTTCGACTACTATGAGTTATTCGATGACGGGTCAGAGAGGTTGCTGATAAACCTTCAGCAAATCAAGGATGCCATTGCCAACGGGAATGACATTGGCATTGAGGTCGGTTGGGTTCCGACAAACTAACGCCCAAGGACTGAGAGCAAAGTGCGAAGGTGGTTCGTTACCACCCTCAGTCCCTCACCAAAACACACACAATGCAAGTTTACAGAATCAGCACATCGGGATGGGACGAAGAAGACTTCCATCTCTTGACCACACTAACAGAGGAGCAAGTGAATAGCGTTATTGCCCCAATGGTTCACTCAGAGAGGGTGAATGACTTTCTTTATGACAACGAGGATTACGTGAATGAACTTCAGAAGAGGTTTCCCAACGAGCAGGTAAATTTTTACTATCAATTTGAAACGCTAACTTTTTAAACCAAACACACATGAGAAATTTTATCGAAGAAAAAATGGTTCAGTATTTTAAGGATTGTTCTGTTGACAAGTACGGGCAGGTAAGTGTAGCCGACCCTTATTCAGTATTCAAGGACAAGACTGACGAGGTTCTTGAGTACCTCAAGACCGACAGACTCATATCGGTTAAGACCTATGGCGGTCGGTTCGGAACGTACAAGGGGTTCTCACTTACCTATGATGTCAATGACAAGGCATTGAGGGACAAGTGCTATGCCATACTGAGGGAGAATGAAAACTACAGATGGGCAATGACTCACTAACCCAACAGAACTGAGAGAGTGGATAAGGCAGAGCGATACTGCCCTCAGTTCCTCACCAAATCAAAACACAATGGACAATTTTGAAATGCTCTACAATTTTTGCGGAGAATTCGATGAAATGCTAAAGAAAGATTACAAGAAGTTAAAGCTGAAAGAGAAGGGGGTTACGTTCCCACAATTTTGCATAGGCATGTTTTCAAACATCATGGATGAGGCAAAAGAAGTGCTAAACATTAAAAATAATTAAAATGGAATCAGAAATGCTATTCAAGGTCTACTATGGTGGTGTCTTCGTCATAGACATCATCGCCCACAGCAAATGGGAGGCGGTTGACAAGGCTTGGACAAAGTTCTCACCCACCCGTCCCCTGCTTGTAAGGGAGAAGTTCAAGGCAAGGTTGAAAAAGTAAATTTGGCAATGTTCAATTATTGTCGTAACTTCGTTCATCTTTAGTACATTAACCGGGTTCTGAGTCGGGTATGAGTGTCTTCAAAGACACGAATTCCCATAGGTTCTGCCCACAAATCAAACGCAAATGTGTATTATCATCATCAAGCAGAAGGGCATGACCCTTCCGAAGGAGGTTGCGAAGACCTCAAGCAGAATCAATCCGCATGGGTTGGGAGTTATTTGGTTGGACACCTTCGAGGTTACTTACCATCAGTCCAATCAGTACAAGGTGCTTGACACCGACAGACCATTCATCTGTCACTTTAGGTACGCTACAGTAGGTGCTGTAAATCAATCGAATACGCATCCATTTAGGTGCGGTACAAACAAGCATGAGTGGTTGATGATGAACGGGACAATCAGAGGTTTGGGTGATGCCAAGAGAAGTGATTCAAAGGTACTTGCTGAATCACTTGGCGAGGTTCCGAGGCACACATGGAAGAAGGAGTTGGAGAAGCATGACAGCAGGTTCGTGACCATCAACACACGCAATCGCACGTTTCAGATGTACAACAAGGAGTTATGGGTACAGCGTGACGGGGTTTGGTATAGCAAAGGCAATGTGCTTGAGGATAACTTGGTTGCGGTATATGGTACGCTCAAGAAGGGGTACAGCAACTACAATAGGTTCTTGACATCATCAAAGCATTTGGGTGGGGGTAACACCGAGAACAAGTACCCAATGATTATATCGGGTTTGCCTTACCTCATTGAGATGAAGGGCATAGGCTACAATGTCGAGGTTGATGTGTTCAAGGTGAGTGATTCGGTTTTGAAGGGGTTGGATGCGTTGGAGGGTCATCCCAATTGGTATAGGCGTAAGCAGATACCAATCAAGATGAAGGACGGCAAGGTTCTGAATTGTTGGATATACTTCAACATAGCTGAGAAGTACAGAGGGCAGGAGGTACATGAGACCTATACTCAGACCTTCGCCTATGTCAAGCAGAGCGAGAGCAAGAAGTGGTGGGAGGAAGACGAGGAGGAGGTCATTGAGGCTGAGAGAAAGTTGGGTAGGCAGTTGTACTTTGACGAGTTGATGGATGACGATGACGAGTTCGACATCAAGAACGAGAAGCCAATCTGTATCAGTTGCTTCAATGACCTTGAGCATGACGGGTTCAGCAACTACTACTGCGGTAGTTGTGGAGGTTGGTTTTCTGAGAGTGAAGTAATAACTTACAATGCATAGTGTTGTGTTTTAATGGTTAGTCCCCCCCGATGTTTCTACATTGGGGGTTTTTCATCGGGTGGCTATAATTGGTAAAAGCGGTGCAGTATTGCATAGAGATGCAGGTTCGAGTCCTGCCCCGATGTCTCACTTTAAATCAAATCAAAATGACGCACAAACAAATGACCGAGAGGGCATCTGCCCAACTTGAGATTGACTACCTGCGTGAGCAGTTGCTTATCGCAAGAAACAAACTAACAGACAGACAGACGCTTAAAGGCAATCTAAAAAAGATGGGGTACTACACAGACAACCTTTGGTGTACGGCTGACGTGACCGAGAATTATAGCTGTACAGAGGACGAGGCACAAGGCATATTGAACATTGCCTTGAAGAATCCTGCTGTAGTTGACCAAATTTTCTTAGCCATTGACTTCGCAGCGGAATCATTAAACATTAAAAAAACTTTTAATTTATGAGACACATCTTGGAAAACATTTTTGTAACTGCCTTGGAAGGTGGTAGCAACTATTGGTATTATCTACCAAGCAGGGAGGTAAAGAAGATTAGGGAAGCAGTACCAAGGACGGAAGAACCTGCCTTGTCGATGGCAATGTTCATGGCAATCTTTGACAAAGGTGTTGAGGTGGCTATCCATGACCTTGAGAATCCCGAAGAGTGCCTTGGCACTATCAGTCATGCATCAATAATGGAAACCATTAAGACATCCTCAGAGGATGAGAACTTCAGCAGGTTTTGGGAAGAAGAACTGAACGAGGATGGTGATGGCGAATCGAGTGATGTTATTTTTCAATACCTTGTAATGGGCGAAATCGTTTTCGGATGAGCAAAGAAAAAACAGCAGAACTAATCAAGAAAATGGAGGACATGAACATTGGTTCGTATGAACTTTACCTATGCATCAAGGCGTTAGGGAAAGAGAAGACCATACTTATGCTATTGGTTGACACCATGGACATGGGCTACATTGAGAAAGTTATTCAACACAAAAAAGAAAATTGGGGATGAAAAATCTAAAGTTTATCGTTGAGATTCTATCATTTATTTTTATAGGCGTACCGGTTATGGTATGCCTATATTTTTGCAATGAACTATTTTGGATGCTTAAAAAACTAAAGAAATGACAACAGTACAGAAGCTAATTAAGACCTTCGACTCCCTTCACAAGAACGGGAATGATTATGAGAACCTCATCAATACCATAATGCGAGATGAACTTGAGCGTAGGTTGGCTGATGAGGAGTTTCAGATAAAGTCAGCAGTCATGTATGCACTTGAGGTTAGTAACCACGAGATGGAGTTCAAGGTCAAGCTTGCTCAGAAATGCTATGACATGATAAAAAGAAGTAGCAATGTGAAATAATTGTTGTATATTTGTACCAAATTAAATCAAATTAACATTATGTATTACCAATTACAAACCATCCCCATGGAGGGAATCGTTTCCAAAGAAGAGTTCGTAGAGACGGGACGTATCGTTCCGATTAGTGTCTTCAAAGACAATTTTTCCAATGAAAATTTGCACGTGGATGCCAAGAACGTCATTGTTTATGCGGGTTCACACTACATTCAGATACTTAGCACGGCTGAGTTCTTTGTGGATGGCATGATAGACAAGAGTGTGGATAAGGTAGAAGATTATTTGTGGAAAAAAATTAAGTAAACATTATACGAGTATTGTACATATTAACTATATTCGTAGACTAAATTAAATCAGAATGAAGCAAGAGATTTTTAACCAATATGTCGATAGGATTATCGAACTATTTGGCATTACGAGGGAGGAGTTGTTCTCTAAGACCAAGAAGAGGGAGATAGTAGATGCGAGGCATTTGCTTTATTACCTATGCTATAGAAGACCGATGACCTTCGGTTACATTCAGAAGTTCATGGAGGCAAACGGCTATGACATCAAGCATTCATCAATCATCCATGGGGTCAGTTCAGTATCCGTCAAAGTAAAAGAGGATGTGGACTACGCTCAAGTAGTTAAGGACATGGAAAAGGCAGTATTCATTTAAACCAAAAATCAAATACAATGGAATCAGTTTACGGAAAGCTATCAGCGATTAGCGTAAGAGACAAGATTGAGCGTAAGGGTAACTTGGATTACCTATCATGGGCAAATGCGTGGGCAACCCTAAAGGGAATCTATCCCGATGCTCAGAGGAAAGTTTACGAGAGCGACCACACGGGGCTCAATTACTTTACCGATGGGGTTACAGCCTATGTAAAGGTTGGTATCGTGGTCGGTGGCATTGAGCACATTGACTACCTGCCCGTCATGGACTTCAAGAACAATTCAATTCCCATTGCAAAGGTGACATCTACAGATGTGACCAAATCAATTCAGCGTAGCACAGCCAAGGCTATTGCGATGCACGGATTGGGACTGAGCCTTTGGACGGGTGAGGATGTGCCTGAGATGGTTACTGAATCAGCCAAGAAGCCTGCTCCTCAGACAGAAGAGTTGACTGAGCTAAAGAAGGGTACAGAGAATTGGGACAAGGTTGTTGCCTACGTTACTGCGAACAAGGAGATTGGTATTGAGAAGATTGGTCAGCAGTTGAGCAGGAAGTACAAGATGAGTCCTGCTATCAAGAAAGACATCATGGCAATTATAAACCAATAATCATGCAGGACATAATCGAAAAGCTTAATGACGATAAGGAGTACTACCAAGGAATTGGTAAGTACTACTTATCAAACTCTGACATCGGTGCTCTGCTTTCAAATCCTAAGAACTTTAGAGCCCATAGAGAGGACAATAAGACCTTCGCTGAGGGTAGACTATTCCATCAGCTGTTAATCGAGCCGGATAAGGCTGTAAACGTGCCACACGTTGATGTAAGCACCCGAACCACGAAGGAGTATAAAACTTTTTGTTCGGACAATGGACTTGAGTTCTGCCTACTGACCAAGGAGGTTGAGGAAATCAACAACCTTGTCGGTACAATGAAGAAAAATATCACATTCTTCGATGAAATCTATAGGTCGGGTAACATCTACGAGAAACCTATGATAGCTGATATCAAGGGGAAGCAATGGAAGGGCAAGGCTGACATCGTAACACATGATTCAATCATTGACTTGAAGACCACATCAGACATCAACAAGTTCAAGTGGTCAGCCAAGGCTTACAATTATGATTCTCAGTGCTACATCTATCAGCAGTTGTTCGGTAAGCCTTTGGTATTCTACGTAATTGACAAGGCTACGGCTCAGCTTGGCATCTTCAGACCATCGGAGAACTTTATTCGTGGTGGTGAACTAAAGGTTGAGAAGGCTATTGAAGTGTACGAAAGGTACTTTGGAACCGACTCAAGCGATGACATTGACAATCACTACATTGACGAGGTTCTTGATTAATTTTTAAAATTCAAAACAGATAACATGGAAAAGGAAAAAGTATTCGCAGACGGATTTATTTTCAAGAGAAACGAGAAAGCCCCCGACTTCGTGGTTGGCAGGGTATCAGTAAAGGTTGATGAAGCCATTGCCTTCTTGCGTAAGCATGACAAGAGCGGATGGGTTAACATGGATGTGAAGACTGCACGCAGCGGTAACTTCTACATGGAGTTGGATACCTTCGAACCAAAAGGAAAGGGTCAAGCACCTGCTCCAAAGCAGGCAGACGATTCATTCGAGGATGTCCCGTTCTAAAATCCAATACCAAAAAACACAGGGGGACTTGTCCCCCTTTTTTTGGCACTATACCATGACAGACATGACAAACTCTTCCTTCCCTATATATATATATATTCTCTATTATTATTATTATTTTATTAATTAGAAAGGAAGAAAATAATTGACATAAACTATCAGGTGGTTCATTATCAAATAGTTATAAAAGAAAAAACGACATAAAATCGACATAGCCATGACATTATCGACATACAACATAACTATATTCCAAAATATCAAGGAAACAGAGACCCCGTTCTACAGAGATGTACGGGTAATCCTTGATAGGGTTAAGAGTGGGGCAAGTAAAGAGTTGGTGAAGAAGATTAGGCAGGAGAAGGGTAAGGCTGAGCGTAACGAGATTAAGAAGCTACTACCTGCCATCTGTTTCAGCGGTACATTCTCCAAGCGGTCAGACTCTTCCATCATTGAGCATAGTGGTTTAATATGCCTTGACTTCGATGGGTATCAGAAGCAGAAGGAACTACTCCAAGACAAGGAGACATTATCAAAAAATAAATATGTGTTCTCCGTCTTTATTTCACCTTCAGGTAATGGTCTAAAAGTCTTGGTCAAAATACCTGCTGATGTTGACAACCATACAAACTACTTTAATAGCCTAGAAAAGGCGTTTAATTCGCCTTATTTCGATAAGACGAGTAAGAACATTAGCCGAGTGTGTTACGAGTCCTATGACCCTCTAATTCACTTTAACGAGAATTCGTCAATTTGGGATACGATTGAGGAGGCTGAGTACACGGAGGTGAGCAAGTACAGAGACCAAGCAACCATACCAATCACTGACGAGAACAAGATAGTTGAGATACTTGTCAAGTGGTGGCAGAAGAAGTATCCAATGTCTGAGGGTCAGCGTAACCATAATGCCTACATCTTGGCTATGGCGTTCAATGACTTTGGTATTAACAAGAGCCTTGCCTCCTACGTGCTGAACCAATTCGCAACGGATGACTTCCCTCTTCGTGAGATTCAGACAACGATTGATTCCGCCTACAAGCATACTGCAAACTTCGGTACGAAGTACTATGAGGATGAGGAGAGGGTAAACCAAATCAAAGCAAAGCTTAGAAGGGGTGTATCAAAAAAAGAGATTCGCTACCAATTGCAAGACTCCAACTTGGATAGCGAGACTATTGACGCTGTACTAAATAAGGTTGAGGAGGAGAATGCGAAGCAGACATTTTGGGACAGGAACGATAGAGGAGTTATAAAAATCGTACATATCTTGTTCAAACAGTTCTTGGAGGATAGCGGATTTTACAAGTATTGTCCCGAAGGTGGCAAGAACTACGTGTTTGTAAAGGTGACGAACAACCTCATTGACCATACCTCAGACAAGGAGATTAAGGACTACGTGCTTGGGCACTTGCTTGAGTTGGATGATGTGGCGGTGTACAATTACTTCGCTGACAATACGAGGTTCTTTAAGGAGGAGTTCTTGTCAATGCTGAGTACGATTGACATCTACTTTATTGAGGATACCAAGGACTCAGCCTACTTGTACTACAAGAATTGTGCGGTTAAGATAACCAAGGACGAGGTTGTTCCGATAGATTATCTTGACCTTGGCGGTTACGTGTGGAAAGACCATGTGATTGATAGGAACTTTTCCATGTGCGATGTCACCGGAAACTGCGACTTCAAGAGATTCATAAAGAACATTTGCGGTGGTGATGACAGCAGGGTGAAGGCAATGGAGAGTACGATTGGATTCTTACTTCACGGGTACAAGAACCTATCATTCTGTCCGGCAGTGATTCTGAATGACGAGGTTATAAGCGATAACCCTGAAGGTGGTACGGGAAAGGGATTGATTATGAACGCACTCAGCAAGATGAAGAAGTTGGTGGTCATAGATGGTAAGTCATTCACGTTTGAGAGAAGCTTTGCCTATCAGTTGGTTTCTGCTGACACTCAGATACTTTGCTTTGATGATGTGAAGAAGCACTTCGACTTCGAGCGTCTCTTCAGTGTCGTCACTGAAGGGTTGACTCTTGAGAAGAAGAACAAGGATGCCATCAAGATACCATTCAGCAAGTCTCCCAAGATTGCCATAACCACGAACTACGCCATCAAGGGGTCGGGCAATTCATTTGCAAGACGCAAATGGGAGTTGGAGTTGCACCAATATTATACCAAGGCGTTCACGCCATTGGATGAGTTTGGTAAGTTGATGTTTGGAGATTGGAACGATGACGATTGGTGTGAGTTTGATAACTATATGATAGGTAGTCTAAAGAACTACTTGAGGACGGGGTTGGTTAAGTCTAAGTTTGTCAACTTAAAGATTCGTCAGTTGTCAGCGGAGACCTGCCATGACTTTATCGAGTGGTGCGGTTTGGTTGAGGGTCAAGTAAAGAATACAAGCTTGGAGGTTGGTGTTAGGTTGTACAAGCAAGACTTGTATTACGAGTTCATCAACGAGTATCCTGACTACGGACCAAAAGCCAAGATGACCATCAGCAGGACTAGGTTCTACAAGTGGTTAATATCGTATGGCATCTTCAAAGAGAACTCAGTTCCGGAAGAGGGAAGGGATTTGACGGGCAGATGGATAATCATTCACAAGAAAAAGGAGCAGGATGAAGAAGCTGATTGATAGAAACCTTGGATATAGTGACTACGATATGTGGCAATATTGCGAGAGTTTAAAAACAATAATGATGACAACAAAGGATACCATCGTAGGACGAGGAAAGACAAAGGAGACTGTAAAGGTTAAGAAGTATTCAAACAGCAATGAAGAGGTTCAACGTATTGTAGATAGTTGCGAGTATTACAAAAGCCTTCATGAGAAGATGGGTCGTGTTGAATTCAGAGATTATCAGTTGCAGATTATAGAGAATGGTGTAGGAATCCTGCTTAAAAACAGGTTCCTATACCTTGCGATGGAAGTTAGAACGGGAAAAACATTGACGAGTCTTGGCATTGCTGACAAGATTAAAGCAGACAATGTTCTGTTTATAACCAAGAAGAAGGCTATCAGTTCTATTGCCAATGACTTTGAACTTCTCAAACCATCGTTCTCCATCTGTGTGATAAACTATGAGAGTCTTCATAACATTGACCCCGATACAAATTGGGACTTGATAATCTGTGACGAGGCTCATGGCATGGGTGCGTTTCCTAAACCAAGCAACAGAGCAGAAGCGGTAAAGGAATTGATTGACAAGAATGACTCAATGGTTATCCTTCTGTCGGGTACTCCAACACCGGAGTCATACTCACAGATGTACCATCAAGTGTATGGCATACCGGGAAATCCGTTTAAAGAGTTTAGAAGCTTCTATAAGTTCGCACAGACCCACGTTAAGGTCAAGCAGCGTAAGGTAAATGGTATGCTTGTCAATGACTACTCAAACGGGTTGGATACCATCATTGAATTGATGAAGCCGTATACCATCAACTACACGCAGGCTCAGGCAGGGTTCTTGGCTAAGACTATTGAGGAGGTGTTGTATGTAGACATGAAGCCGTCAACGTACAGCATGATTAAAAGACTCAAGAAGGACTTGGTGATAGAGGGTAAGACTGAGGTGATACTTGCAGACACTCCCGTTAAACTTATGATGAAGGTTCATCAGCTTTGCTCAGGCACGATTAAGTTTGAGAGTGGTGCGTCAATGATTGTTGATACCACCAAGGCAGAGTTTATCAAGAACCATTTTACTGATTGTAAGATTGGAATCTTTTACAAGTTCAAGGAGGAGTTGGAAGCATTGAAGCAGGTGTTCGGTGACGAGCTAACTACTGAGCTAAGTGTCTTTGAAGACACTAATAAAAACATAGCTTTGCAGATTGTCTCAGGGCGTGAGGGCATCAGCCTGAAGGAAGCCGACTACTTGGTGTACTACAACATTGACTTCAGTGCTACGAGTTATTGGCAGAGCAAGGACAGAATGACCACCAAGGACAGGAAGTTTAACCATGTCTATTGGGTCTTCTCGAAGGGTGGCATTGAGGAAGATATATACAAAGCAGTTACTAAAAAGAAAGATTATACTTTAAAACATTTTCAAAATGAAGAAGTGTCCAAGATGTAAAGAAGAAAAACCAAAGACAGAATTTCACAAAAGCAATACAAGGTTAGACCGATTGGCTGTCTATTGTAAAGTTTGCGAAAAGGTTAGAAGGGTTAAAGAGAAAGATGCATACAAAGACCTTTATGGATTAATTTAAAACAAATAAAATGGAAAAGTTGATAAAAAAAGCACACGATAAAATAACAAGAACAAAGGGGCGTGAATACGCCCCCACTGCTGTTGAGATAGAAAATGAAATCAACAAATCATTGACTGCAGTTGATTGGTTGGTTAAAGAACTTGAACTTGAAGGATACGACTACACTGTTCAACAAGCAAAAGAAATGGAGAAACAGCAAATAATGAAAGCAGTTGATAGAGGATTTGATGAAGGATGTAAATTTCCAGAAGATATAAAGTTAAATAATGCAGAACAATACTACAACGAAACCTATAACAAATAAACTATGGCACAACAAAAATGCGTATAAGTGCGTAGTCAATTACACAATTATTTAATCAACTTTACAAAAAACAAATAACATGACACAAGAGCAAATGTTAAAGCAAATAGAGTTTTACACAAAACTATTAGAGCAAACATTAAAAGAAAAGATGACTTATACAGAAGCAGCAAAAAAAGAAGAAAGGTTAAATAACATGGAAATTATTACGGAATTACAAGAATTAAAAACAAATAACATGAATCAGACAGGAACAACAACAATCTTATGGAAACCATCAGTAGAAGTAAGGCAGAAACCAATGAGTGCGGTTATGCAATTATTGAATTTTATCTTGGTTGAACGCAGACAAGAAGATGGTTCAATCAAATTTCATGGTCACGAGGATTTCAGCAGATTCCTTCAGATTGAAAAGGACAATTTGAAAGATGCTCATTTAGATGGTCAATCATTAATTGATTATAAGAATGAATATGCTGAAGCGTATTATAATGAAAAATTCAACGAAACCTATAACAAATAAACATGGCACAATACAGAAAGAAACCAGTGGTAATTACAGCAGTACAGTATGATGGGAATTTTAGATGCTTAGACATTTTCAGCATTGTAGAAGTGGGTAACATTAGGCTTGGGAAAGAAGAAGACGGTTCTCCATACCTGCTAATACCAACATTAGAAGGAGATATGAAATGCTCTAAAGGAGACTACATAATCAAAGGAATTAAAGGTGAATTTTACCCTTGCAAACCCGACATCTTTGAAGCAACATACGAAAAACTATAAACTATGGCACAACAAACGGCAGTCCGATGGATAGAAGATAACATACAATCCGATATGAATTTTATGGAAATTATGGGATTGATAAGACAAGCAAAAGCAAAGGAGAAAGAGCAAATTATGAATGCTTTTTTAGAAGGTAAAATAAACCATGATAAAGACTGGGCAATAGAATACTACAACGAAACCTATAACAAATAAACAATGGAACAACAAACGGAAAATAAATTCAATCTCTCTTTATTAGAAGCATTGTGCGTCCAAGATTGTGGGTGGTCTACAGAACAAGATAAAGAATTATATGAATATGCTTATAGCGTTGTTAAAAAAGAAGTAGAAAAATTAAGATTAAATTATCAAATGTATACTATTAAAAATAAGTTAGAAAAACTATAAACTATGGCACAAACAGAAGACGTATACGAGAAGCTTGACAGAATGCTTATTCTAGGAAATGAAATAATAGAAGACATTAAAAAAAGGATTGCCGTAAACCCTGACATTGTTGATATGCAGGAAAATAGTTGGCTATATAGTATAATGTCTAACATATTAGACGATAATAGAATAAACGATTTGAAAGATAGACTTAAGTTATTTGATAATGAAATTAATGCACAATGGGAAAACAAACAGCAGTAAGTTGGTTAGCTGAACAAGTAAATTCAGATTGTCTTAACTCCTCATTTATAAGACCCGAACTTATTGAGAAGGCAAAAGAAATGGAGAAGCAGCAGATAATAGATGCTTTTGATGATGGAGGTTTTATGTCATGTGGTAGCGAAAAAGATGCAATAAATTATTATAATTACTTATATAACAAATAAACTATGGCACAAAAAGTAATGGAAGATGGAACTCCATACCCGTATTATTGCGGACCCGTTGATAACGGATATAAACTTAAAATAACAGGAGAAAATATGGCACAACAAACAGCAGTTTCCAAAATGGAAACAACTCAAACCGCAGTTGAATGGTTAAAATCACAAATGGAAAACATGGTTGACGGTTATTTCGGTTCTCCATGGGTAGAGATATTTAAACAAGCAAAAGCAATGGAGAGGGAGCAGATAAAAGACGCATATTGGAACGGAACAGTTGACATGGAAAAAAGTGATGCGTTGATTGAAGCCGAATATTTTTACAACGAAACCTATAACAAATGATAACTAACGAACAGAATGTTTTGAACGCCAACATCCCCAACATGAAACTAAAGGTTCGCAGGAGTTGGCTTACCAAGAAAGAAGAAGACAGAACAAGTTATGACTCTTGTTATGCCTTTGCTATTCAGAGTGTGGCAGGTAAGATACTTACGTTTCATATCATGACTGACTATGGAATGCTCAGAAGCCGTGTGCCTATCTCAGAATTGTTTTTCCATGAACCAACTGCTGACATTCAAAGCGACTTCAAGCAGTTGTGGGATTGCTTCAGCGAGAACGTAAGCATCATTGAGTACTCATACTTGGCAGAGAAAAGATGTAAGGTGATACTAAAGGACAAGTCATTAGTATGGGCAACATATCTATTGACTGTTGATTGGTTTAGCAACTCATACTCTGATGAACCCACCGACTACAAGTGCGGTCACATACTATTGGCTGATGATGGATACCTACTATGCCAACCAAACAATAGAATATTTTGGAAGGATTCAAACTTCATCACCAATGACTTTCCGGTAGACCCAAAAGAATTTAAAGTTGATACAGAACTTCAGTGCGTTGAATCAGAAAGCGACAGATGGGTGAGTTCAAATGGTAATTCTTTTTACTATGATATAAACGAAGTCAAACTATGACCGAGCAGCAGATACAGAGTAAGAGGATAAAGGAGTTAGAGGCTCAGGGATACTACGTGATTAAACTTATTAGGACTAATAAGAATGGTATCCCTGACCTCATTGCTATACCACCAAACTCAGACGTGCTGTTCAGCGAAATCAAAAGACCAGGAGGGAAGCTTTCAAAGTTGCAGGAATTTAGAATCAAAGAACTTAATCAAATTGGAATTAAAACAGAAGTGTATGGAAAGGAATGATTTAGAAGTGCTACGTGATATTATAAATATGGTTCTAGTAACAGACGTAACTGCAAAGAAAAGAATGAGATACTTGGTAGAAGGAAGGATGATTTTTGCAAAGATACTCAGAGAGTATGGGTACAGTCTGAACAGAATAGGTTCATTTTTGGGCAAAGATTACACCACCATAATCCACTACACTAGAACAATAAATAAACTATTGGATGTAGATATTGAGATACTAGGTAAGTATACAAAGTGCAGGGAGTTGTTTATACTAGAGAAGCAGCCAACTGAAGAGTTGACAACAGAGTATGATTTAAAGAACGAGATATTCAGATTAAGCACTAAAATTGCATACCTGATAAACGAAAACACTTTGTTGAAAGAAAAGATGGCAAATATGAAGAAAGACTTGGCAGGTAATGATAAAAGATTAAATAGAATTGTTAATTTTATAGACGAAAATACTCCGGTAGGTCATGAGTTTATAATTGAAAGGAAAATAAGGAATATGTTTGATGAATAAGGAGCAGCAATATGAAAGGGGTCGCAGGATTTCGTTTATGACGGATGGATACCACGACCTTGTCACTAAGATTTACGATAATTTGGTAGACAAGCAATATATTGACGCACGGATTAACATCAAATCGCTAATGCGAGACCTTAGAGAAGCAATTAAAATAATGGAGGATGATGATTTTTGAAACAGAGCAAGACCTAATAAGGGAAAAGAAGGCAATTGAAGTATTCGTAAAGATTTTTGACGGGTCATTTAAAAAGCTAGACCCACACGATATAGACTACAAAGTTTTTGACAAGGAAGGTAAACTAATCTCATACGTTGAGGTGAAGGGTCGAATCAGAACTATGCATGATGCATACCCTCTACCTATATCAGCTAAGAAGCTTGTCAAGTTGGTTGACAAGAGGATAACACCCGTTATAATTTGGGCGTGTGAGGATGGTATTATCTACGGCAAAGCGAATCAACTTGAAGGAACGCTAAAGTGGGGAGGTCGCCCTCCCCGTGAAAGTGCTACCTCAGACGATGAGCTTATGGTATACTACGACAAGCAAAAGAGTCTGAGGTATGTTAGGTTTGTCTAGCGTCCTCCGGTTGACCTTTTAAGGCTGCCGTCAGAGTTCCTTTTCTTTTTAGAAGCAGGAGTATATCCATATTCTTTATCCTCCATTCTTCTTATCTCCTTGTTCAATAACTTGGTAGCTTCTTTTTCTGCCTTATGTGATTTATACCACTCAGACCTCACTCCAAAGTTTTGCTCCCACAACTTTTTGTTATACCTCTTTAACTCAGTCTCAGTATCATACTGCGTTCCTGTTTCAGAGTCATACAAAAGGTCTTGCTTTTCCAAACGCTCATCCTTATTTTCTGCTTCAATCTCTTTCTTCTCTTCAGGACTAGCCTCTAGTTCATACATCTTTTCATCTATTGCATCTATGACTTCGGGGTCAGAAGTTTTTTGTTTCACACTTTCTAAAGCATCTAACTTCTGTTCTATGTTTTCTTCTGAGGTTTCCTTTCTTTCAGCCTTTTCTTCTTTCTCTTCTTTGCTTGTAACCTTTTTCTTTGAATCCTTAATTGCATATCTAACAACGGTATTAACCTCAGATGGAGCTAAACCTATGTTAGTAAGTATTGCAGCAGGTATTAAGAAACCTAATCCCTCTTGAGCACTAGGTGATATTGTCTTCTCTTTACCAAAGTCATCAGTATATTTACCGGTTGTAGCCAAGCTTGATATCTCAAACAACTGACCGGCCCTATCTGCAGCTATACCAAACAGACCTGCATTCTGCAAGAACTCTTCCTTTCTAGGAGAGTATATAGCTGTTGGTAATCCGGTTGCATCCTCAATGCTTTGAGTTATAAGAGCACCACCTGCTTGAACTAGTTTGTCAGCAATTGGAACGGGAGAGAATATGTCCGTAAGCGCACCGGTCTTTGCACCCTTAATAATGTTGTCTATTCTCTTTTGCTTCTCTTCATCATCTTCTTCTACGCCCATTATTTCTTTTGCTAATGAACCCAATAGAACTGATATTCCTATTGACAGCAATCTAAATGTAACCATCTCTGAAGCAAATCCTCCAACAGACCTCCAAGCAACTTTTTTATCTTCTTTTGTTGATGTCTTATTTGTAATCGTTGCCAAGTCAGCACCTAGCCTAGCAGATTGGTTCATCCTAAAGCTAGCAAATGGCATAAGGGTCTTTACCAAAAGTTGATTAGCTGATTCTCTGTTAGCAAACAACTTACCCGCTAGGTCAGTGTCTGACACGTTTTGCTGACGGTCAACCATACGCTGAGCATAGTTGGCTGCATCCTCATTTAGTTGATGAGTAGAGTAGTCTAATCCCTTAGTATCAATTCCCTGCTTTTGCAAAGATTGCTCGTAGTATGTAAGCCAAGATGCTCTTGCGATAAACACATCGGGCTTGACCAAGAACTTATCTAGCCACCACTTGTTCAGCTTCTCAATTCCGGCCATCAGCTTTTCACCTTTGGTCTCTGATACTTCATCAATCAACTTGTTCAAAGATTCTATCTGTGCTTGAGACTCTAGTCCTCTGCTAGCAATAGCGTATCCTGAATTGTTAATGAAAGCATTTTTAACTTGATTAAACGCAGCGGATAAGTCAAGGCCACCCCCATTAATAAGTGTGTTTATCGCTACGGGTATTACCTGTTTAATTGGCTGAGTGATACCACCCAATGCCTGACCCACACCAATCGCAGCAATCTTATTAAGCTTTCTAACTACAGAAGACAACTCGTCATTAGAGTATGGGTTCTTATCACGAATGTTTCTAACATAAAGTTGAATCCTATCTTTTAAAATCTTTGCATCCTCTGATGTTGGAACTATCTTCTTGAACTCTGATGAATTTAAGAACGCTTGAATCTGACGTATTGGAGCAGCTGTGTTTATATCAACAAGCGCATCATACATTGAGTTTGAATTGTTGTTATCAAACGAAAGGTCAATATACCTATTAGTGTCTCCACTTTCGGGATTAACAGGAAGACTCTCCGGCCTTACTGCTGTCATCAAAACTCCTGTCTCTCTTTGATACAAATCGCCAATACCACTATTAGCTATAAATGCAGAATCATCATCTCCAATTTCTACGGTTCCCGTATCTGAACTTAATTTATAAAACCTATCGGGAGTATAGTTAATGTCCTTATCTAATACCTTATTGTATACATTCTCTGACACATCAGACAGTTGCTCGTACTTGTTTGCCCACTCTTCCATCCAAAAGTTAATACCATCTAAGTTTACCTTATCTGTATTCTTCTTTATGTCATCTATGTTATTTGAATCCTTAAGGATATTATCGTATGCTTTTTGGTACAGTTCAGCCTTTGCTCTTTCTTTTTCATTACCTTTTTCAAGCTCTGCAATAGAGCCTGTTCTTTTTCCGTCACTATCAATCTTAAGTATTAAGTTCTTTCTCCTATCAAACTCGGCTTTCATTTCCTGCTCAGTGCCTATAACATTTCTCATCATAAAGGCAGCCATGCCCCTTTCAATGTTGTTATAAGCTGAGTTGAATGCCTCACCATTTGCTTTTAACTTGTAGAATTTTTCTACGTATTTGTCTACGATATTATTGGCTTGTTTTTGTGCAAATGATTTCTTGTTAATCAACTTGGTCAATCCCATCTTGTCCATTACGAAACCACCATTATTGAATCCTTTGAACATTCTTTCAAAAAGAACATTTAGGTTTGTAGTCTGCTCTCCCAATACACGGCCAATAGTTTTGGACCAATACTTCTTTAATGGAGAAGCAACTATTCCCTTTTCATTTACTTCAACAGCATTAGCAATTCCTTTATACCTAGACACTACAGATTCCATCTTTGCAGTTGATTGATTCTGTAGGAAATTAGCAAGAGCGTCAACAGCTTGAAGTGCTTCTTTAGGTTTCAGAACATTCAAGTCCATTGCCATGAACCTTTTAACCACATCCTTCTGAGACTCTGTAAACTTAACGTCTTCGCCAGTGAACGGGTCTTTACCAGTATTGATTGATTCTTTTATGATGCTAGAGAATACACTAAACGCTTTGTTTATGGTATCACGAATAATGCCTTCGTTGTACTTGGTAATAGGCTTATCACTTTCCAACAGCATCATCATGTCATCGTAACTGAAGTCAGACACGTCAATACCCATAAGGCTTTGAATTTCTGCAGCCTTCTCTGCTTTCATTGCTTCTAGTTGAGCATCTAATGTTTTATTGATATACTCAGTTGCATTATCAATGTTTACTGTCTGAGCAAACGATACCTTCTGACCTCTGATTGCGGAACCCTTGATGGCCTCTTTAATCTTTGATGCTATGTCATTGTACTCGTCAATGTTTTCAACCATTGATGGGTCAATCTTGATAAACTCCTGACTTAAGTCTCTGAGGTTGGCATCCTTGTCTTTGTTCTTTGAAAGCTTGGCAATATCTCTCTTGGTGCTCTTTGCTGAACTCAGCTTTGAATTATACTCAGCATCGTTGAATACCTTGGTCATGTAGTCAACAAACTTTGACACTGATATTTCGCTGAGCATATTGACTTTACCAAACCTTGCAACAATGTTCGCTGCTTGGTTGACTGTAATCTTACCGGTCTTTTGCAGGTCACGGATTTCATTTGCCAAGTCTTTGGCGGCATCTTTAGACAACTGCCTTATCTGACTTATAATTTTAAGCTTGTCCCCCCTAGATACATTTGTAATGTCTTTGAGGACACCAAGTATACGACCGATTGATGGTGCTCTTCTAGCAGATACTCCGGCCCTTGCTCTTGCTTCCCTTTCTAGAATTTTCTTCTGTGCATCATTTGCATTTTGGTATACCTCTGAGTTCCTAACAAAGGTGTCAATGTTGCTAACCATCCTAGCTTCAGGCGTACCTCTTCTAGTCTGACGGTCAATCATTTCGTCAACCTTAATCATCAAGGCATCAAAGCCTTCTTGAATGTCAGTTACGTTGAGTATGTCTTTAACTATCTGTTGAGATACGTTGTTGTCTGCAGACACTTTCCTAATGGCATCACGTAGTATCATGCCACCTTTTACCAAAGCCTTAAGAGACTTTACAACTAATTGAATTGTAGATAATGGTATCGCAAGCAATGCATCATTAGCACTACCACGTAGTCTTTTAGATATTGCTTTGTCTGCATTATCAAGAGCGTTCAAGACAATCTGCATATTGTCTTCGTTATCTACATCTAAGTCAAGCAATGCGTCTATTGCTGATAAGTCTTCTGCAGTTGGACCTTCCTCTTCTACTATTGGTGCTGCTTTTTGTTTTTGTTTTGGAGCAGGCTTCATATCTGCTGCCTTGCCTTCTGTCCATGTCCACTTCGGCATTAATCCAACCTTCTGCTCTGCAAAAACAGTGTCCTCTACTTTTGCAGTTTTATTCTGCTCTCCGTTTGGTCCGTAGTTAAGCCAAGAGTTTTGCCCCCTCGTCTCACTTGTAATTGCAGCAATGGCAGAACCGGTAAATAATCTTACGTGAGCCTGCCAAGCATTCTCTTCTCCCCTTGCTCTAAATCCTGCACCTTCTAAGCCATGACCAAATGCATCGTGTACTGCACGGAAAAGGTCATTGGCTAATACTGTTTTCATTTCACCATCCAATCCACCAACGGGCCACTTTAGTCCCGTGTCTTCCAACATCGGGTTGTTCTCTACATCTAGTTCAGTTAAACCACCGTCCCCATATCCATCTGTAGTTGGGAATACACCCATCTCTTTATTGGCACGCAAATCACGGATAGCGTTATATGGAGTTGATGCATACTCAGCATTGCTAGGTATATTCAAATCCATAAACCAAAACTTATATCCCGCATCTTCCAATGCCTTGTATTGGGCAATGGTTTGCTTGATAAGGTTCTGATACGCTTCCTTTACTTTGGGATTCTGTGGGTCATTAGCCATTGCCTCATAGGCATCAGCTATTCTCTTTGCTCTTTTCTCGTCTACTTTGACGTACTCTGCCTGTCTTTTGAAGGGGATTCCGTTGTCTTTTGCATATTGTTCTGCAACGGCAACAAGTTGTGGGTCCGGTCCGTTAACGCCCGGAACTGACGGTGCACCTTCAAGAGGCGTAATTGGGCTGCTCTCTGTCCGTCCTGTTCTGTCTCCTGTTGGTTGGGGTCGTACTGTTTCATCTTTTGCTAATTTAGTTTTTTTCTTTGATTCAGCCTTAGCTTTTTTTGCGGCTTCTTTTTCAGCAGCCTTGGCTTTTCTTTTTACTTCTTTATCAAACTCTTTCTTCTGAACCTTATTCCAATTGTTTACAAGAGCAGTCTTGGCTTCTTCAATTGAGTCAAAGTCTTGTTTGCCCAACTCATTGCCATCTACATCTACAGCCTGCCAACTAACATTCTTATCCTCGTCTACAATCTTAACTAGACCACCAATTGCATCACCGGTGTTATCATCTAACGCCTCAACTGTAACCCTTGATAGGTATGTTACCTCACGACCACTATCAGTCTCTCTAGTGTCTTCTTCGTAATCGGTTGCGGTATTCTTATTGAACTTCTTCTCATGGCTTACTTGAGTTTCTGTTATTGGTTCGTATTCCTCTACCTCAAGTACTGCTTCAGCAACGGGAGCAACTTCCTGTGTCTTTAAAGACACCGTTGGAGTTATGCCAAATATAGTGTCAACATCTTTAACTAATTGTGACTCTACATTATTTTGCTTATCACTATTATATGCATTCATTAACTCTGTAACGTTTGCGAATTGCCCTAAAGGGCTATCTTGGTCTAATAGTGATTTGATATTTGTTAAAGCATCTTGTTTATTAGCTTGCTCTTGATTTGCTCTACTGCCAAAAGCAAATCCAAAAAAGTCATTTAATCTTTTAATTGCCTTATTTGCTTTTGCAGTTGCTGTTCTCTTCTCTGCTGTGGTTTGTGGAGCAGAAGGTTGAGAATAAGCTGTATTAAAATCGCTAACTAAATCATTTAATTGAGTGGATATCTCTTCTGTTCCTTCTGCAGGTACTACTTCTTCTTGGACGACTTCTGCTTGGACACCTTCTTTGGTAGTGACTTTAAGGTCAGCTAATGGAACAATATGCTCCTCTGTATATGGTTCGTTTATATATTTGATATTATTTTTATCTGCGTATTCTTTTGTATATGTTTTGCCTGTCTTACTATCCTCTACATAAAGTTTATTTAATACAACAGCGGGCTGCCCTCCTCTTGTAGTAGTTGCAGAAACTACATTCCAATCACCTTCTTCTTCGTTACCAAAAACATCCCATTTAATTACAGAGCCAACCTTTATTTCTTCTTCCGGGGTAACGACTTCTTCGACACCTTCTTTGGTAGCGACTTTAGGTCTTGCTTGGGGTTTTCCTTCCTCCATTTCTCTGCTAATTTCGGTTCCTGACTGTACAGGTACTTCACCTGTTGCTTGCTTTTGAACGGCATTTTGTTTTGTTTTTAAGTCTTGTAATTCTTTTTCTATTTCAACTCTTGCATCTTGAGATAGTGATGTAAATCCTGTCTCTGCAAGGTTACTATCAGCACTTGAGAGTATTCCCTCTAACTCAGCAATCCTAGATGTATTATCTACCTCTTCGGTCAGTTGATTCTCTTGAATGTTTTTTATCTGAGACCTTATTGCAGCAGCTTTGTCCTTACCGGTTTGTGTTGTATTTCCTTCAAGCTTTCTTAAATCTAACTCTAATTTAGTGATGGCATCAAGACTGGTCTCATTGAGGTCGGGATTCCCTTGTCTTACCTGCTCCTTAATAGATGATGTTACAATCTTATCTTGAAGTCTTTTATTTAACTCCGGGTCGTTTTTTATCTCGATATTAGCTTTCACTAAATCATTAGCATCCATGTTATCAATCATGTTATTGATAATCTCAGGAGACTCAATCTTTATACCACCCATCTTATAGGAAGACACACCACCTTTAGCTGCTTGAGATTCAAACTGTGCCATTTGATTTTCTACAACCTTTGCCTCTTCCTCTTTACCTTGCTTTCTTAATATTTTTGCATTAGCACCCATGGCGTTAAGCAAGAAACCAACACCAAAACCAACACCACCTGCTTCACCAATACCTTCAAACATCTGTTGATTCGCATCATAAATATCTTGTGCTGTTAGGTTTGCGTAGATTCCTTGAAGAACTTCAGTTGTCATCTCTTCAATACCACCCGTAAGACCTGCAACACCTTTTGTCTTAATGTAATTGCTGACACCACCTGCACTAGCTTTCTCAAATCTCTTCAAGAATTGCATCACCGGTATCTTCTCAAGAACAGAACCCACTGCTGCGTTCTTATAAAACGCTTCAAATGCTTGCTCATCTGTTGCGCCTGCTTCCTTTGCCCTTTCAAACTCAGACTGACCCATTGAAAGTCCTGCGCTTACAGCAGTTGGACTAGCTAGTTCAGACCCTAATGTTTTTAATGCTGTACCAACTCCTACTGCAGTTGGTGCAGTTTGTGCTGCCAACGCTGTTTTTGCTGCTTGTGCCGCAGTAGCACCTTTACTTAAAGCACCTGTAGCACCACCGGTGGCAACCAATGACGCAACCTGACCAAAGGCTTGACCAAATTGGTCGGTCAAGCTATTCTTAAACTCTTCATCTTGAGGGGTCAGTTCGTCAATTGTTTTATTGAAATAGTTACCGAATTTGATAAGTGCATCACTAACAAACCCTTTTCCTGTAGCACCTTCCAACAAAGTACCTAATCCTTTTACAGGACTACCTATAAGATTCTTATAAAACCCTTTGTCTAAAGACGATACAGTATTTAGTATAACACCTTGTTTCCCTTGGTCCTTAGCAGGTACGTATTCTTTAGTTCTTTCTAATCCTGTTATACCCATTGGGCCAACTGCAAGCTTCTCGGTTGGACCTTCTTGAGCAGGCTTAGAAGGTTTTGCAAACTCCAATGAACCAATGCCCAATGGTAAGTCCGTAGCATTTGGTTTTGGGCTTGGAGGTAGGACGACCCCTTCTTTTTTTTTTACTTCTTCAACACCTAAATTAAATTCGGGGAACTTGGATAGCAGCTCATCTTCTGTGGCATATTTACCACTGTTAGACGTAGTTACAAAATCCCTCAATACGTCAATGCTATACCCTTTCAATTCAGGGAATTTAGATAGTAGTGTTGCCTCGTCACTGTACTTTCCACTATTAGAGGTAGTAACAAAATCTCTCAATGCTTGTCTTAAGTCCGGCATGCTTAATGTTTTATTTTAATTTTTACCTTCCCGTTCCGGGCTGCATAGTTGTATTGATTGGAGTATTCGAAGGTGCTTGTTCTTCTTGTCCTTTAATAATTCCTGTTTTTATAAGTGTCTCTGCAAATTGCTTTTTACCTCTTGGAGTTTTTCCGCTTATGTTTGATTTAATCCATTCTTTTATACCTTCAACAGCGCCTTCAGGGTCAGATACAACATCAAAAGCAGATGACTCTTCACCGTCTTTATTTACAACAAATATATTATCATTAAATGGATTCTGAGAAGGTTTTACTGTAACGCCTAATCCTGAAAGTTTTTTATTTAATGATTGAGCAGCTTGTGACTTTTTCATGTCTTTTATATCTGCAGCAGAAGCGACATTTTCTACAAAACTACCATACACAGCAAGAGGGTCTGTTGCGGATGCCTTCGTATCAAATCCACTTGCTATAGTTGTTAAATTTATTTGAGCACCTTTTGGAAGCAACTTATTAAATTCTTTTAAAACAGAATCTTCATTAATACCTGTCGCCTTTGATACCGTACCGATAAATGACTTTCCAAATTTTAATGGGTCAGCAACAGTCTTTCCATCTGCTTTAAACTTAAATGTTTGTTCATTACCTTTTTCGTCAGTAATAATATACCCTTCTTTTGTTTTTTTAAATAGATTACCGGTGACTGAACTCAAGTATTTAGTTCCTGCATCAGACTCATTTTGGTTTCCTGTAAGAGAATATACCATGTTTTGAGCAATATTTCTAGCTGTATCAGCTTCCTTTTTAGCACCTTGAGCTGCATCGTAAACATATTGAGGAGCATATTCTTTTCTAGGTTGTTGGAAAGGCTGAATCTCAGTCTTCTGCTCAAGCATGCTACGGAACTTATTCCTGATATAGCCTTCTGCTGTTTTCTTTTGCTCCCTACCATTTGCCGTGGTATCAAAATCGGGTTGCAACATTCCCCCCTTCATCGAGTAAAGGATATAATGAGAACTTGTATTAGCCAATTTCTCATCAAATACAACTTGATAAGGCTGATTGCTTTTGGGGTCTATACCTCCTGACCAATCAAATAGAATGGATGAAGTATTGTATGGGTTTGTAACCTTTGACTTTATAATATCATTCTCTGTTTTTATGTAAGCGTCTAAAGCTTGCTTACCTTCTTGACTAAGACCAACACGCTTTGTTTGGTCTGTAATCTTTGTCATGAATCCTGTCTCTGTAGAGCTTCCTGTTTTGCTAACAACCTCAGTAACAACATTGCCCAATAGCTTTGACTCCCCTTCCAAGTCTACATCAAGCTTATATTTGTCAATCTTTTGTTTGATGCGATTTCGCAGTTGGTTTACGGTCATATAATTATCAACACCTTCTGCAAGCATCTCAGTTCCGTCCTTGCCTCTAACCATTTTGCCTACGCTTATAACACCGTTCAATGAGTTTATTACTGCTTTGGTATCTTTAAGATTTGCAAAACCTTCAATCATTCCCATTATCTGAGCCTCAGCAGCAGACCCATCACCACCCGGTTGTGCCCTTTTCATCTTTTCTTCGTACTCAGCTTGATACTCCTTAGATAGATTAAACAATGTTGAAGTTCCGTCTCTCAAGTTTTGATTGACAATGTTATAATCCTTTGGTTTAATGCCTCCTGACTTTAGGAGTTTGTTCATTTGAAGCAAATACTCTGATGCATCATTTGCATAGTTTAAAGTCCATTGGTTTACAATGTCTGAGTTTCCTTGTGGGGCAGTTGCTAATGCTTGAGTATCTTTACGAAACTGCTCCTCAGTGATTGCCCTCCTTTTTTCACGAAGGTCATCCTCTTTTTTTATCTTCTCGGTAATATCAGAACCAACCTTAAACCAATTTATCTGACTCTCAGGTTGCCTATCAGCGTACTCAAAGTATGTTTTTGCCATTTCTTAATTCTTTTTATTGACCTCCAATTGACGGAACATTAAACCCGTAAAAAGATGGATTAAACTGAGTTTGACTAGGATTAAATGATTGTAAAGAATTTGGAAGTTGCTGTGATACCTGCTTCAATATACTAGGATTTACATCACGCATGAAAAAATTAAAATCCATTGGACTCATTGCGCCAACTTTACTAAAGTCAACACCACCTACATTACCTAAAGATGCAATACTTTTTTGGAAATCAACTTGACTAAGTTTATTCTCGCCAATTCCTATTTTCTGCATTTTATTAAGTTCTTTGATGCTTGCAGACGTTTTATAATCCGGAAGTGCTGCTGCTACCTGCTGTCCTAAACTTGCAACACCTTGCATTCCTTGGGCCAATCCTTGAGCTGACCTCGCTTCAGCTATTGCCGCAGCTTTTTGTGCGCCTGTAGCTTCTCTAATGTCAATACTTGCTTGAGCACCTGCAAGCCTCGCATCCTCTTCAGCAACTGCCTTCTCAAGACCAAGCATTTCTTGACCCATAGCACCTGCTATTTGGCGTTGACCTGCTTGCTGTGCCATGTAAACCCTTCCTGCCGTAGCTGCTGCACCCCTCTCACTCTCTTGTCCTGCAGCAATAGCCTGTGCTCCTGCAGAAAGAAGTGCTTCACGCTCTAACTCATAAGGTTCTTTCTGTATACCCAACTGTTCGTAAAAGTTTACATCAAGTTTCTTACGAGCTTCAGCTAAATACTTTTCAGCTTCATTCTCAGCTTTCCTTTGCTCTTTTTTTTGTGCCGCTGACTGAGCAAAAGAAAATCCGGTGCTAACTGCTGTTACACCTAAACCAATTGCTGCTGCTGTTCCTATTGCCATATTACAATATTTTAATCATTTCTCCTGTATACCCATCGCCTTTTGTGTACCCTATTTCTTTATAGGTATCTATCAGGCTTGGGTGTTTTATTAATGCGTAACCATATTTATGACCCGTATTTCTACTAATATTAGTCAGTGTATCTACGAGTAATGATAATGCCTCTTTCCTATGTGGTTTCTTCCTATAATCCTTGTTGGATACTATCCAATCAATCCAAGCCACCTTTGAATTGGTGGTGTACATAAATCCTGCACAAACCGGAACCTCCTCATCTAAAACCATTATACCTGCTGTCCCATCCCCCGGAAGGAAGTCCTTTTCAGGAGGAGTCCATCCCCAATCCTTCCACCACCCCACTAAGATGGTATCATAATCATTTATGTTCAATGGTCGTATATTAAGTGCCATCTACACAAAGGTATTCAAAATCAAGGATAACTTTTCATCACTTCTGACTCTACCGCAAATAGTTCAACCTTAACAGTCTGAGTGTTTTCAAGAGTAAAAACACAATAATGTCCCAAAACTCCATGAGATTCTGCCACCGAATTCTTGATATACATGATATATGGATTCTGTATTCCCGGTATGGTTGCTCCCGGTATTGTAGTATCCACTGTAATCCTATTTAAAGAAGCCGGGTAGTTAACCTGTATATTAGTTACTTTACCAAAAAGAACAGGAGAAGAAAACGAAGGTGGTAGATTATAGTATAACGTATCACCTATGCTTATAATGCTTCCTATATCTATCGGATTTGAACCAATTGCAAAGTTAACTTGAACCGATGCTCCCGTACCCGTTATGGTTGTACTAAGACCTATACCATTTACTGACCTCAATACGTACTCTCCAGATTGAGCAGGAATCGTACCCTCATTTCTGACAAACGCATACCAAGAAGCTTCTTTTTTTTCAAACCATCCGACTTGTACAAATCCGGTGTTTTGAATATCCGTATCCATCGTGGCATCCCATGGATAATCCCCTTCTAGATTAATGGTTTTAAATAGCTTGTTTTCAAGAGGGGAATCATTAAGTACACTCTGTAGGACAGAATTATATTGAGTACCATAAAAGTTATTCCTTGTTTCGTTGACGTTATGCCTGTACAAGTTTCCACCCTTAAAGGAGTAGAAATAGTTGTTCATGCCAATCATCCAATCGGGAAGAAAGGAGTAAAATGATGGCCACCCTTGTGCCGATTCGCTATATGTTACTGTATAATTTGCCATATTTTAACATTGAACGCTTGAAAATGCTGAAATAATACCTGCACCATCCATGTCCCAATTTGCTTCAGCAAAAACAAATAGCTCAAGAACAGGAGATGTAAGAGCTATATCCCAATACAATCCACAACCAACTGCCAATGAACCTGAAGGACAATCTGAGTACAGTGTCTTAGGATTGCTTACCGCATCACTACAAGAAGCAGCTACACTAATATTGCTTACACCACAATCACCAATTGCAAAAGATGGTACGCAAGTAATACATATACCAGTTACAGTAGCCACGGGATTAGAATTAGTTACACTCACTTGAACACTATAGCCACCAAATGATACGTAATAGGTTCCCGTTGCAGCTGCTGCAAATATTGCTCCTGTAAATGTTGTGCAATCACAGAAAATAGGGTCGTCACCTGTTACTGTAGCTGATGCCAAGAAGTTACATGCATCTTCGGAAGCACCGCCAAATCCTATTAAGAACTCATTATTACAAGATGGGCAAGATACCTGCGGGAGAAGTGAACCCGATGCTTGCTCACGAACAATTGTTCCGTCTGAATAGAATCCATCGGCAGCTACCGTAGTTAAGTTGGCATCATCATAAATAACAGAGGCTGAGCTCAGTGATGGTGCGTCTAAATAGAAAGTTCCTTGTGTTGCCATTTTATTTTATTTTATAATAACAGGCATCCGCAACAAGCGTCAAATGCATCTGTATCTGAATAACAAAGTGATACCTCAGTTCCACAACTAGGGCATGTTTGCTGTGCTTGCAATACTCCTGAAATCTGTTGACGAACAAGACCTCCCTGAGAGTAATACCCATTAGGAGCTTGTGTATCAAGTGTTGAATCAGTGTATACTCCAACAGCAGAAGCAAGTGTACTACCACCATCCAAGTAATAGTTTGTAGTCGATAAACAGTCGCAACAAGAATCTGATGCGCTTGTGCTTGCATAACAAAGAGCTACATAAGGAGGAAGACACCCACAGCATGCATCTCCTTGGTCTACATCCGAATAGCACAACTCAAGAGGAAGCGACTTCCTGTAATCCCATATCAAATATAAGTATTGTCCGATAGTTGGCATTATAAAAGACCCCGAATATGTTGGAGCAGACCCAACAACAGGTAACACCTCCGTAGATGCAGCAAGCAATGCCGCTACCCCTATAGATGTATTAGGATAAACCGTGTCAGACCTTAAATATCTAAACCCATCCGATGCAGGGTCAAAAACAAATGTATCAAACCCTATCTTATTAGATATGATTTCAACATTTGAACCGTCAATAGGGAAGCCACCCGTACCCGGAGAACCCGTAACTTGAGAGTATCCCGATACCACAGGACTTTGAGTTGAAGACCCAAATGTTATAAAGTTGGATTGAAGTGGTGACACATAATCATCATTTGTATACCTATATTGATTATGTATGAACTGACCATCGTCAGGATTGCTCGTAAGCGTAAAACTTACTATTGTAATCTGCTCTACAAAAGGACAATTCGCATTTACAGATATTGTTACAGTATCTACAGCAACGATTGTAATTGACACTTCGTTTACAGAATTGGTTGTTTTTTGAACAAGCAATGAACCAGACTCGTCTGTAACGCCTGAAGTTACTGTTACATTGTTGTATACTGCAGTAACACTAAACTCAGCTGTAGACAAATCATCTACTTCGTATACAATTTCGCTTTCTCCTACAACTACGCCAAGGTCAACACAGTATGTGATTGTATCCCCTGCAGCAATTGTAAAGGTTTGACCTAATCCGCAAGCCAAACATTCTTGAGGTTGAGGAAGTTCTGTATTGTTCGAATTTAAAACATACTCGTTCATGTATGGGTCAAATCCACCAAGCTTTTGGGTATTGAACGACTCAATGAAGTCATCCCTAAACCAAGTCCTCATACCAAATTCTGATACCACACGAAGTTGGTCATTGCTGTATGAGTTTCCTTTTAATTGGATTACAACACCACGCTTGACATCGGTGAAGTACCGGTCATATCCCCACTGAACATAACTCTCAGGATTAAAACTGATACCATACTTCTCAACACGGGCAATTTGAGTACCCAATACTTCAGGGACCGAAGTGATAGCACCACCTGCTGCTGCATCAGAAAGCAAGTTCTTGCCGGCAAGTACATACGAAATTTTATCTTCCTGCAATGTAAGTACATCAGTCTCACGACCATCCAACTTATATATTGGACCGAATGAAACTTCCAAGTATTTATAGTTGAGCAAACCTAGGTTGAACTCATTAAGCTTATTTACGTTTGACTCAAAGTTGTAAACTCCACTATAGGTAATGTCAGCAAACCTGTGCGCTCTCTTGTAATCTTGAGCAGACACTGAAGTAACCTTATTACCAAGGTTGAATGTCTTACCTACAATTGAATCTAAAATCTTATAGCTTTCTGCACCGTTTCCAAAACAGAAACAGTTGAAGAATTCTGTATCAATAATAGCCGATTGAGATATGGTTTGATTCTGTACGTTTCCTTGGTGGAATCCATTAACGATAGGAAGAGATAGTTCATTCTCAAAGAAAACATCAGGAAGAGCATCGCTTGGCTCTGTCTCAAATATCAATGTCTTTTCAGTTCTAAATACTTCAACATTGGCAATAATAGTAGACCTACGCTTTTCTCTTGACAATACACCTCCGCAACGAACCGTTCCACTAAGGATTAAAAGCAACTGATTTGTTACCGCATCACGATAGAACCTGTAGTAGTTTATGCAACCATTTGTTGGTATATCTACATTGGTAGATGCTAGAGTATCTATATAAGTATTTTCTATATCGCATCCATCTCCTCCAACATCTGCTACTCCATCTTCAATAACTTGAGCAACATTGTCACCGTCCCACCACTCCTTCATGTTATCGTAACTAGCAGAAGATATTAGGATTTTTTCTAATGTGTAGATGCGCCTTTCACATGCGCCATTACCATTACCTACACCAAGACGTTGAAATGTAAAATTTATTTTAATGCGACTACCGGCAGGAACACTATAGTCAGAAAATTCCCAAGTGGGATTAAGTGGGTCAAAACCTGCCGGTCTAGGAGTGTTCATTGAGTAGTTTAGAATAGGATACTCTCCTGCTTCATTTTGGTCTACCTGTACATTTCCCGGAGCAATAATTGAAAGTTCATCCTGTACAACTGCAAAGCTGTTAGGATTTATTTTCATGTATACGCCCGATGGAACCGGTATATTTACGCTTGGGTCTAGTTCACTTGGTATCTCTATGAACCCTGCAGCTTTTGATTCTTTCTCAAGAACAGTAGCATACACGCAAGTATTTGTCGGTCCATTGGTATCTGCCTTTACAATAAGCCTATCACCCTGCTCTATCTTTCTTGCGTTCTCTCCTTCAAGTAGGAAGTATGCAGCGTTTGATAACGGGTCAGTAAAAAAGATGCTACTATAAATGGTATCGTAATTCTCTTCGTCAGGCTTAATAACAAACTTGTATCGTGTCGCCCAAAATGGAGCAGCTTGTGTTGTTGGTATAGTTACCTGTATGGAGTTTTTTGTATCAGATGCTGAGCATGGAACATGTACAGTGTTGTTTGGACTAACCAATGCTGTAGATGAACGGTTGTAATCATCCATGTAAACAATGGCAACTTCATATCCCCTGTTGCTGTGTAGACTCCTTGGCGAATTTATTTTTTGATAGAATGCTTCAGCAAATACCACCTCATAGTATTCGTATACATTAAACGTAGGAGTAGTTGTATTGTTAACATACCTCATTGTAGGAAACTGAAATCCTATTAGGTTGCTTGAAGGAGATGTTATAATACCAATTGGTTGATTAGCTGCACTTATACCACTTTGAAATTTTATTAAAGCGTCTAAGTTATTTGGAAGCGTACAGTTAAATAGGTCAGTAAATGTAGTTCCATTACAAGAATTTAATACTGACTGAATATTTGCAATAGTTCCTACAGATTCTTGGAACTCTATACTTGTAGCCAATGCATACACGGATGTATACGCAACTCCTAGAGTAAATGAAAATGTAAGGTTAATATTTTGAGATTGCTCTGTAGGAAATGGAGTATCTCCTGCAAAAGTAGAATGAGACAATCTTAATTCAACTGTTATAGAAGAACCTACAATAAGTTCAGCATCACTAAGGTCTATGTATAATACAGAATCAGAAACTGTTTGTGGCTGTCCAAAAATATACGTTCCCGTACCCGTAGAATCAGGAATGCTTGTAGAATCAACAGGCTCAGATATTAAATTTGTTTGATACTCAAACTTTATAGGATTGCCATTGCTATCCAACATATTGTAACCTTCAACATAGTTACCATACATCAAACGATTTCCCATTATTGTTTGAGCCTTGGCAAGAAGTGGTACGTTGTCGTAAAGCCTTAGCAATTCAGATTCGGGAAGAATTGTAAATATCTTACTATTGGTAAAAGTATATGTATAGTTTGTGTTGTCAGACAACCCAAGTATAGCCTTGTCAAGCTTCTCTATAACTTTTATTACATTGCTTTGCGCCTCCTTAAAAAGCAGGTCAACACCAATAACAAGAGGACCGCCTGAGTTGTATGTTACAATAGCAGTATTATTTATGTTGACCATTCCCTCGTTAAGGAAACTATTGACACTAAACTGAAAAGGTTTAGGTTGAAATGCAGGTGCAGAAAATTGAGATATTGCAGAATATTCCCCATCCTCATATAAATACCTATATGCAAAACAAATAAATCTGCTTTCCATAAAGTTATCTTGCTGACCCGTAGTTATTGGTTGAACGCTCGGAGATTCAACAGGAGGCTTCTTGATAACAAGAATTGACTCTGCACTAAATTGGTCTATGTTTAATATTGGGTCAGGATAGTTGCGACTCCTATTAAAAAATCTTGGAGGGTTATAGTTGTCGGTAAAAAATATCAGCTTGTCAATAAGGTCTATACCCGTAATTAAATACTGAGGATTAAAATTTAGCGTAGTATTTAAACCACCTCCATCGTCAATGCTAACAACATGGTACGTTAAAATACCGGTATACACATTAAAAGAAACTATCATATCAAGCTTTCCCGTGTCGCCAACAGGAAATGCTGAGTCATGTATAAACCAATACAGGGTTTCATTTGCACTATCGTCAATTGTTCCTATACATTTGGCAGAAGAACTAAGTGGTGTTCCATCAATATACTTAAGAATAGTAAGCTGTATGTTTCCTTTAGTGTTTTCTACTACACCAATTTCTGATTGCTCAGTAGAGCCCATGCGAATATTGAGTGCATCAATGTATTCTCCATTGGGAACAAGGCGTTCATCAACCACCTTATTCATCCTACCTGCTATGAAATTCCTTGTAATGTTTGCCATATTATTTGAGCCACTTATCCATTCCACGCAAATTCATTAGCAATCTGCCGGAATGTATGTTACTAATTCTTATTTTAGCATTTCTCAACAAAGAACTTTTTTCCTTTCTTGCCCTAGCAACCACATACTCTTGAACACCAAGCTTAGAGTTTAGTATCTCATATTGAATATACGCATAAACATATTTCTCGAATAGTTTATTTACGCTAACATTTGCATCATTACCATTCTCCATGCCATCAGAGATATACTCAAGTATAACAGATTGGTTATACATGTCTGAGTTGAAGTTGATTACACCCGTATTCTTATCAATAGCAAATGTTGGATTAAAGTTTGCTGTCTCAGTATTCAACCCATATCTCTCACCAAGAGTATACTCAAAATACCAAGTACCACCTGTGTCCCAACCATATTCACCATTGTACATGCTTTGAGGATTAAGGTAAATACTTTTCTTTGTACCTCTCAATCTCTGTATTTCAATCTCAGAGAACTCAGGAGACAACGCATTGCCATTTTGGTCAAACAATATCTTACCCGTTTGGTCTTGCAAGTATGCTAGTGAAGACAATATCTGAATATTCTCGGTAAGCGGTCTAAGATAACCGTCCTTATACAAGTTTACCCTAACCCAATTTACATAATCAGATGGAAGAACATACCTAAGACCCTCGTCAACGGTAAGTTGTAGCATCTTAATCTCCTTAAACGCATCGTAGTTTAATTCTTGAATGGCACGTTTTGCGTGGAATAGAATCTTAAATCGCTCTGAGTTATTCACCAAAGAGTGATTACCGGAATACATTAACAAGAAATTATTTACTATATCATACAAACTAACATATTGGTAAGACCCCCAATTTTCATCTTTAGGGTTTACTCCACCATTTTCGTAGTATTGATATTGAGAAATATATGCCATCTTTTATAGTTTATTATTTAGCAGTAAAGCTTGGTTCTTGCATTTGCTCTTGTACCATTCCAAACTGAACAACCTCATTTTCTCTAATGGAGATACCACAGTATTGCAAAATTTTAACAACTAATTTATACTCGTCCTCAAAAGGAACCTCAAAGTCTTGGTAGTCGAGTTGTGATTGGTCAAATACAGGAGTACCGTTTATTAGTGTAATGTATGTCCACTTAGGGTCTTTTGGATACCTAAAGTATTGTGCATCAACCTCACCGGGTAGATTTATGGTTGCCGGATACACAGTCATTATACTTCCTTCTTGCGTATATGCAGGATATGTTTCCGTTGGAGCAGTAAGCATTGAGTTAAGCAACATGGTTATCTTGCTATGATTTACTTTCTCAGCTTCTCCCTTATATACCCTACTCATCCCCGATGCATCAAAACAAAGCACCTTATTAATCATATAATAATCAAATCCCGTTGTAGAGATTGAAGGCAAATAGTATTTGTTTGTTGCAGCTGTAACTTGGGTAAGAGATGATGTTTGTGAAAAAACCTCAATACATTCCTCTATTGTTTTTTTAGCATCAGCGTATGAACTACCCGACAGGCGAGCGTTCTCCATGTTTATCGTCTTGTTATATGCAGAAAAGTATTCTTCAAACACTTCCATCTGAGCCTGCTTCGCATACAAATTAAAGTCTGAAGGGGAAATATAACCGTAATTATTTTTGTTCAAAACGGACAAAACAGTATTCCTAACTGAATTAATCATCTGTTTATTTTTTACAAATATAATTAAAAAAAAGGAGGGTACAGAAGTACCCCCCGGTCATTTAAACTGTAAACCAAACACCGAGTTATTGTGGTATGTTATTTTCTAGCATTTTAAGGACATCAATCCCATCATCAGTCTTAAGGAACTGAGTAATGGTAGTATATGGGTCTTCCCCGTAAGGAACATTCAGCATCTTTTTCTTATTGGTTGAGGTATTAAACCATACCTCTTTCTTGCCATTCTTAAATACCAACAGCTTTTCCTCAAAGAATACATGGATATTTGACTGCAACTTAAGCATTGGGTCGCTTACTGCGTTAAGGAATCCCCTAGGGTCCCTCTTAGCATAAACAAGAATATCCCTCTTTAATTCAGCGGTGGTATACCTAGATGGGTCTTTAGAGAACAAAACCCTAGACATGGTCTCCAACTGCTCTATGCTTAATTGACGAGCTTCAACCAAGGCATCAACCTCTGCATTGAGTATCTCAACCTCTTGAGTTGCATCTTTTTCATTGTCAACTTCCACAAATGTCCTTCCATTCAAAGGATGGTAGAACAAAAACTGCTGAAGTGCAGGGTTGTTTCTAGGAACCCTAAGAAAACCATTCTCAAAAATAACCGGTTCCACAATTGCATTACCATCTTGCTCATCCTCAAAAGGAGACTTTTGGTTGATTGCGTACCTGAGTGGTTTATTAATATTTTTTTCTTCATCAAACCAAAGAAGTGGATACCTCTTATTGTTTCTTGATGGAAGAGTATAGGAAAGCGGAGCCGCTTCTCCTTTAAGTTTGTAAATCTTATCTACTAATGCAGCATTCTTTTTCATTTGATATAATTTGATTTTTTAAAGAAAAGAAGGAGTGTCCTTAAAGACACTCCCCTTTTTTATTTTAACTATGAACCATAGCGGAACAACACGAAGTTGTTAGCACCAAGGGTACATACGCAACGCTCAGAAAGGAAATTGACTTCCATTGCATCGAGGTCACTTGTTTGAGCACCACCGGCAGAACCTGTAATCCAAGACTTATACCTTCTGTCCTCAGTCTCAGATGCACGGTAACGTACATGGAGGAAAGGACGCTTAGCATTCTTGCCAAGGATTTGGTCGTAAACGGTAGTAGAACCTGCAGGAACCAAAAGTCCTGTTACAGTGCCTGAAGCAGAAGCTCCGGTTGGCAAACCACCACGCATGGTTGGGTCATTCAGGTACTTCCAATCAGACTTGTAGAAATCATAACCTCTGCGGAATCCTGTGAAACCAAGGTTAAGAGCCATTTCTTTGTCATTTTGGAACAGACCATAAGATGTACCACCTGCACCGTAGCTGTTCTGAGCAGCCAACATATCGTCAATGTCAAAGCTGAAGGCACGGTTAACGAAGATTACGTTCTCTTCGATAGAACCTTGCTTGTCAAGACGAGAGATGATTGCATCAAAGTCAGCCAAAGTTGTTGGGTTTCCACCGCCCCATACGTTACCACGGTCGTTAACAGCGTAGAAGATACCTTCTGAACCTTTGTTACCGTAGTCGGGGTTAAGACCTGCGTTAGCAACACCTGAACCTGACTCAGCAGGAACAGCCTCAATCATTGCAGTCTCAAGGTAGTCCTCAAAACGCAGACGAGTTTCGTGCTCACTCTTCAAATACCAAAGATAACCGGTAGCACCATTCTCAGTGGTTACTTCTACCCATCCAATCTGTGCCATGTCAGAACCGCTTACAGCGTATTTGTCCTTGATGATGATTGGAGAGTTACTGAAGAATTCGTCTTGAGATTCCAAAGAACCAATCATTCCGATAGTTCCTTTCTTGAACTCAGAACCGTAAATCCATACAGAAAGGATAGCTGTTCCGGAGAATGTTTGACCACCTGCTTCGTAGTATGCAACAACGAAAGTGTTTGCAGCTACGTTTACTGAAGTTACAATACCCTTGTTTGACAATCCTGTTGCATTGTCAGAGATGTAAACAGTTTGACCGGCACGGATTGCAATAGCGGTAACGCCTGCATCAGCTACGGTAATTGTTGCTGAATCAGCAGCTGCTGCAGCACTTGAATCACAGTTTACATACTTGGTATGCAAACGACCTTGCTCAGCCCATTTAACCATGTCTGAGTTAGAAGGCATTTCAGCACCTACCATACGGAGGAAAGATGCTATAGTACGATTACCATAACGCTCAAACTCCTTCTCATAAGTATCAGGAAGATACTGATTCAAGAAGTTGAAGTTGGTAATATAGTTCGTGGACAATGGGACTTGCTCCGCACTTGGCTGAAGCTGAAAACCCGGAGTTGCTAAAACTGCCATTTTGTTTGTTTTTTAAATTATTAAACTTTTTTAATACTGCGGATTTTTAGACCCCTTCCGGAATCTTGGCTCACCGCCTTTACCTGCATTCCTCCTTTGTTGACAACTTCAGGTGCTCTACGCTCAGACATATTTATATTTTTTGTCTTACGCATAACATCCTCAGTGGCATCAGACATACCTTGCTCATAGAAGAACTTGGCAAATCTGTCGGGATTCATTGCAATAGACAAAGCCTTGTGGTATCCTACTGCATCCTTAATCAGTCCGCTTTCGTCCAAGTACTTGCTTATGAAGTTCATTGGGTTAGATTGCATGTTTTTTAATTCTGCAGGATTACCGGGAGAAAAAGTAACCTTCTTGTCATTTAGATTAAACTCAAAACCACTGAAGTCCTTACTAAAGACTTCGTCTGTTTTTTGTTCAAACCACTTTCGCTTCCTGTCGTTTTCCTCCTGTACAGTGTTTGCCTGTTTTATATACTGACGGTATGCTTCAAATTCTTCTTTTTCAGATTCAGAAACACCTGCACCACTTGACTCAAGGGGGAGTTTGTATTTCTCTTTCTGTTCATTAAAGAACTTTTTAGCTTCCGCTAAAGCTTTTTTCTTAGCGATTTTTACTTTTTTGATTGTAGAATCATCATCGATGTCCTCATCATATCTGTAATCATCCATCAAGGTTTCGATGTCATCTTCATCTAAACCATCTTGAGTTACAGAAAGGTATTCTTTAAGAATCTCGTCAGCAGGAATTGAATCGTAGTCCTTTCTCAATTTGATAAAGTCATCGAATCCTCTTCCTGTGTCCTTCTTAAATTTCATATAAGCAGCAACATCTTCAGGCATGTCTCCACTCTCCTTTCGTTCTGCCATCAACTCATCGAATGAATTTATTTGCTTATTGTATCGCTTTCCAATATATGAAAGAACTTGGTCTTCTGTTAGTTCAGAAGTTTCATTTGTGGGTTCAGCTGATAGATGCAAGTTTGTATTGTCAATAGTAACTGCATTATCTACCTGTCCACTAATCTCTTGCTCATGCTTTTCAAGTAACTCCTTCTCAACTTCCTGAACGCTCTTAACGTCAGAATTGTCAATTGCTCTTACAGTAAATTCCATTTGATATGATTTTGGTACAAATTTATACAAAAAATAAATACCTTTTTAACGAGGTTCAAATTCTCCCATGCTAAGACCATCCAATGAATCTTCGTTTGACTCAAAATTTATTGGTGGAAGGTTATTTTTTCTTTGGTTTATAAGTTTTGATTGCTCAGTATTCTGCTTGCTAATTCGGGCATTCTTCTCTTTTTCCTTCTGAGTTTCCCTAGCACCCAATGCACTTTGCTGTATTCCGGCAAGTTGCATGTTGTAGCTAAACTCCTCTGCCATCAACATCTTCTTAAGTTCAGCCTCAGCCTTTAGTTTCTCAATGTCAAAGGCAGCCTCAGATTGCTTAATCTGCATCTTAGATTGAGTCTCAGCCTGTATCTTAGCCATGTTTGTCTGAGCTGCCATCTCCTGAGACTTAAGTTGTTGCTGAGAAATCATAGCCTGCTTCTGCATTTCCATCTTTTCCTCCCTTTCCTGCTTCTTAATCCTCTTCATCTTAAGCAACTGATTTGCCAACTTGAGGTTCTTAATCTCACGGATGTCAATGGCATCCTCAAGATTTATGTCACCCTTTGACAAAGCTATTTGGATATTTGCTTCAAGCTGAGCCTTCTGTTCTTCGTCAGGAGAAATCTCTATGAAAATACCAAAGTCATAAATGTACAAGTCACTAATGTCATTAAGAATAGACACATTGTACTTGCCTATCTTATTGGCAAAGTCATCCTTGAAGTCAGCATACTCAAGAATATCAGCTACTCTATACGTCAAAGCTTCTGCTAATGAACGATAAATGAACAATCCTCCTTCAAGGATATGCCTAGTGGCGGTATTTGAATTGAGTGCTGCTAGTTTCTGTACACCAACCAAAGAGTTCGGGTCGGGTGTAGAACCATCCCTAGCTTCGTTAAGTCCGGTTACAGACCTAATCATATCAAGGTAGTGGTTGTAGTTTGCAATCAGCATCTGCGTCTTGCTAGCTCCTGAGTTAGAAGTAAGTTGTTGAATTGGAACCCTAGCGTTATTGAACTCACCATCTTGAGTATAGCTTCTACCAATAACACTACCCGTTTGGAAGTAAAGCCTAAGTGCATCCTCCGGATTATAAGCATTACCCGTTCCCAAGTCAACCTCGTTCAATCCATCAGCATCAATAAAGACACCATCAGGTACAGTACGAGCAATAACTTGCTGAAGCTTTAGGTGGGTAATCTGAATCAAGTCAGCAAATGGAACCATCCTTCTGACCAATGACTCAATAACACCCTTGTACATCCTTGGTGCTACAGCTACGTAGTTTGGCAAAGCGTGTTGACTAGCAGACTTTGGTCTTACCATGTTCTCTGCCAACTCCCACTTCAAGAGAATATTAGTTCCCATTACTAGGATACCATTATACCATACATCTATGGTCTTCTCAATCTTCTCAAACTTACCCTCTTCCATCATCTCGACAGGAGGGTTAAACGTATCGTCTTTCTCGATTACTCTAGCACCACCGCCTTCAAGAATCTTCTTTTTATAAACTATTTTCTTTGTGGACTTATAGTTGAAGTAAAGCAATGTGCAAGTGTCCCTATAGAACAAACTATTCTCATAGAATTGGGCAACATTATAGTAGTTGTACCAACTCTGACTGTACATTGAAATCTCTTGAAGCTGCTCAGGAGTAAGACTTTGGTCTATCTTGAGAAGCTCAGTTATTGGCACTGTCTTTATCTCACCCCAATAGAAACAGTCTTGGAAAAATGGGTCCTCGGTATAACTATAGACAATGTTTGCAGGGTCTACGTAAGAAACCTCAACTCCTGCACCGGGAAGGAACTCGTGTTTAGCAACACCAATACCAATAACGGTCAAGTCATAGTCTATCCTTTTCCTAGTATCTTGGTAGTGATTCTCGTCAAATATTGTATTGATAGCTTCCTCTTCTGCAATCTCTATCGCAGGTTTGTAGTTAAGCTGCATGTACAAAGACAACTCCTCATCTGTTTGAGGAAGTTCTTCAGGATTTGTTGAAAAAGGATTAATCCCTGTTGATGCCTGTATTCTCTCAAGTACATCTTTGGCAACCATCTGCCCCTCAATCATGTCTTGATACTTGCTTCTTTTTGATTGAGACATTGCATCTTGAGCATACGCCTTAACCTTAAACAACCTGTCAGACATACCATTAACAACAACATCCACAAACTTTGGAAGAATAGGAACGGGAGTCCAATCCAAGTTTAGATAAGACAGGTCTCCGTCAATAGCTAGTTCATTCTTATATTTCTGAACAGACTGCTCGCCTCTTGCATAAAGCCTCAGCCTATGAAAGTCTCTCCATTGGTTGTAATACCTACACTGATTACCGTCCTTCCTGAACCATTCCGCCTGTATACTTTGCCCCACAAGAAGACCGAATCCTTCTGACGCTTTTTCCGCATCAGTAGCAAATTGACTTGGAAATGAAACTGAAGGTATATTAATTACAACGTCTTTCATATATAATTCCAAGTTATTCTGTTAACAATAGCAGCTACTGCACTTCTTGAAACATTAAATTGAGTAGCTATTTTTCTTTGACTAATTCCTAATTTATTCAATTCTCTTATTTTTAAAACATCTGAAACAGTAAGTTTTGATGATGAGTTTTCTTCACCTTTTTTAGCAGAATTTTTCATTTTCTGCTTTGTCTCTTCAGATGCTTTTCTTCCAATAGATTTTCCTATTTGGCTTTCAGACATTTTCCTTTTAGTTTCTTCAGATGTTTTTTTCCCTTTGTGAAACTCAGATATTCTTTTACGATGCCACTCAGAAATGGTTTTACCTTTATTTGGCTCTCCCATTTTTTTTCTAGATTCGTCATTATGCATAAGACCTAAAACCCCATCACCCCCCTTTGTTATATTACAAAGAGTACCTCCATCTTCCTTTCTTTTATATATATCAATAAATTCTATTTCTTTTTCTTTAGCAAAACCATAATCAATATCATCAAATAAAATCTCTACTTCATATTCTGTTTTACTTACAATAGAAGTCCAATGCTTATTCCTATGTGTAATAGAATATGCTCTTGATACATTTTTACCTATCCCTATATAAAAAGGAACATTAATATCTTTTCTTATGTGTCTATATAAACACGCCATTCATTTAATAATTTGACTTAAACTGCCGTTGTTGGTATACCTAGCGAAATTAATACTTATTTTCGACTCTTTTTTCTCCGGTAAATATACGTGCTTTTGGTTAGCCATAATAGCCAAGCCTGAACTAATGGAGGCATCAAACTTAGTTCTGTCGTTTATATCGAACTTTGCCCAATCCTCAAGAGTCCTAGTAAATGGCATGCTTCCAATCTCGTCATTGTCCCTATATACACCGGTAACATCAATACCCAAGTACCTCTCAATATACGTCTCGATAGCTGATGCATGCGCCTGCTTAACATCCTCAGATGTATTGGGTATGCCACCAAGCTCCTTTTCTGTCTTTGTTAGTTTTGAATAATGCCTGTCGGGTCTATTAAGACAGAAGTTCCTGTAACCCCTGTTCTTGAAATGGTATAGAAGCCTAGGCTTATTGTTCTCTATCAATATTGGCATACCATAAAAACAACATGCCATAAGTACCTCTTCAAAGAATATCTCAGCAGTCTGTGGACGAGCAATGTACTCTAAGAAGAATTCATTTACGGGAGCCTCATCCATGTGAAACTTGGTCATCCCATGAAGGGAACCATTTGACCCCCTGCCTCCAACTACCGCAGAAATGTCATAGGAGTCACATCCAAAATTACCAAGGTGCTCATTACCGGGGAACTTCA